CATAAGTTGTTGCTGCTTTAGCATCTAGCTGAGTTTGTACTGCTGAAGTTACTCCATCTAAATATCCTAATTCTGTAGCAGTTACTGCTGATGATGTTATTTGTTTTGAACCATTTGCAGTTAAAGCTCTACTAGCAGTAAGACCAGAAACAATTACATCATTATTAAATGTAGCTTTTCCAGCTTCACTCATATCTAATGTTAATGCAGTAATTGCACTTCCACCATCATTACCTTTAATGATTACATCTTTATCTGATGTTGTAGACTTAACTACTAAGTCTGTTGATGAGTTAGTAATTTCTCCAAATTGAGTACCCCCATCATAAAATTTTATATCTCCACCATCTGCATCTAAATGAATATCGCCAGGAGCATCTAGTGTTGCACTTGTTGTTCCATTTAAAACAAAATCTAATGCAGTAGTTCCTGCTGCTTTAAGAGTTACATTATCTCCATCAGCATCAAGAATAATATCTCCTGATACATCTAATGTGTAATCTCCAGTTATTGCTGTAGTTTCAGGTAATGAAGTATTTGTTGCACTAATAGCTCCAATGTGTACTGAAGTTATAGCTTCATCTGAAAGAGAGCCTGAATCCCAAGCAACTGTAACTGTTGTATTAGTTGAAAAAGCAACAGCTGTAATTGATCCATAAATTGTGCCTGGTGTAGAGGCTACTACTTTAACTCTACGTCCAACATGGTAAACAGAAGTTACATTAACTCCTGCTATCGTAAAACTTGTAGAAGATGCGTAAGCTGGTGTATAAGTTCCTGCTCCATCTCCATATTCAATCCATTCAGAAGAATTATAAAACTGTCTAATATCTGCCATTAAATCTCTAAAGGCATTATTGATATTAGAAGGTAACATTCCCTCTGCAACAGATACTGAATTTGAACTTGTTGCTGAGTTATTTCCTGCTGTTGTATCGTATTTTCCTATATATGATCCTGCCATGTTTCTCCTTAATTCATAAACCAGTTAAAAGCTTTATCGCTTTCGGTATTATTTTTGTTAATTAAATTATTAACTGCTTCTTCTAATTGTCTTTGAAAGTATTCTTGTGTTTCAAAAGAATATCTAACATTATCTATGTCAATTTTATCACTCATCTTGTTCCTGCCCTTGATGCCACAAGATCAATTCCTTGTGCATGAGTAAATGTAGTACCTGATGGCACTTTAACATTAGCTCTAATATATCTTCCAGATTTTCTAACTGGATTAACACCACTATCTCTCATAGATACTGAACTTGTTTCAGATTCTGTATCAGCTAATCGTTCTCTTGTTTTAACTGTTAGTGTAGCATCTGCATCTACAATTGGTCTAACACCTGTAATGTTAGTTCTTAAACCTGGAAATGGTTCAAGTTCTGAAGTTTCTATTTCACATTCATTAGCTGTTCCAGAAAAAATTGCAGCTTTATAATCACTATCAATTCCACCTAGTAGAACTTGTCCACCAGACCAAAAATCTGTATCTAATGCAGCATTAATGTTTTCTAAGTTTTGAGATAAAATATCCATTAATTCTACAGTATAAGCTCCAACGAATTGTGAAAAAATCGTACTTGCACTAGCATCTGCTAAAGACCATTTTTGAGTAGCATAATTATAAATAATTATTTTATCGCAAATCCCTGTTGTGTTAGCAGCATTAGCTGTACTTGGAAATAACCACATAGCTAACTGATTAAATGGATCTACTGCTGCACAAATTCTATCTGAATATGCTTTGTTCAAATTAAGATCAAAGTATCTATTAACCTTCTCAACCCCAATAGGCATGATCTGGTCGCCAGAAATTTGATAGAAGCCATCATCTGCGTAGAAAAAAATTTGTCTATTATCCTGACAAACTGTTCTTCCAAACATAGCACCTCTATTTGGAGATATAACTGAAAGTCTAAATACTGTATTACCACCCACATAGTCCATACGAACTATTTGGTTTTGCCTAAACACATATCCAACCTCACCAGAGGTTATTGCTACTACCTGTCCACCAGAGCCTGGCAAGTCTTGACTATCCGATTGACTTGTTCCTGCTGTCCAAGTTGTAATATCATTAATGCCTGACCATTGTATTCTGTTTGTGGCATTAGTTATATTTCCAACTACTAAAAAATCTCTAACAACTCCTGAAACTCTAAATACTGGATTACCAGTTGCTATAGCTGAAAGATTAGCAAAGTTAGTTGATGTACCCATTAAAAAATATTGAGGTTGATCTACTCCATTACTTGCTATGACATATTCACCAAATTGGGTAAATGTCCAAAAGTCATCATGGTCGCCAGTTAAACTTGCTTTTCTTGAAGTAAAAGCTCCAGATGTTAATTGATATAAATTTGTTCTTGTAGCAACAAAGTTATAAACTGTATTAGAGTTATCTCTAAATGAACCTGCACCTTTAGAATCTGTACTTGTAGTATTTGAGCTATAACTTACTAAAGATGGAAATCTTTTATATGTGTTAGCTGCGTAATATACATTATTTGCAACATTAGCTCCATTTTTTCCATGTTCAGGTTGGTCAGGTAGCCATTCTCCGAAAGGTACTTGCATTTAACTCCTAACTATTGCTGGTAACTGTAGTTGTATAACGACTAGCAAATGGTGAAGCTACAGTATCTTCTGATCTAACTTGTAAAGGTGAACCAGAATACTGATCTTCTCTATCGTTTATTTCTAATCGTTCCATAGCAGTTCCATACATTTGTAACCATTGTTGAACTTGTCCTGGCTCAATACCACCTAAAAAGTTAGCAGCATGGTATAAAGAGCCATATAAATAAATTGCCGGATGATTTGTTAATATCCAATTTGATGTATTGGTAACTGACAAAGCATCAAAGGTTTTATAATAATTAATATAACCAGTATAAGATGTATCTGGTTTTGGAGAAAATCTAAAAGTATCTCCTAATATTGTATAAACATCTGGTGTACCAGTTGTAGATGTGCCTCTTAATTGATCCATGTGTGATGGCGAAACATATCTTAAAGGATATTTTGTTGCTCCAGATAAAATATAAAAATTTCTAACTTGTAAAAAGCCTGTAGGCAATGATTCAGTTTCACTATCTATAGTAATACTACTTTGTGTAATCATTTTTCTAATTCTTAATTTTGAATTAAAATCTGCTTCTGTTAAAACTATAAAATCATCAGCTATCTCATCAGTTAAATCTGTTCTGTTTAACCAATTGGCTATTGATGTTTTAAGTGTTGAATATGATGTTAGTGCCATTAAAATTGTCCTGGTGCAGTTCTAAAATATCTATAATCAGAACTGTTTAATTTTTGTCTTAAAATTTTTTGTTGTGTTTCTTTTGGTAAAGCAAACCAATTACCTTTGTTTTGATCTTTGTGATATTCTTTACACCAAATTTCTAAAACAATTGTAGGAATGGATGCTACTCTTTTTAAACCTTTATCTGGTGAATAACCATCGTTTTGAGTATAAAGCTTTTTATTATGATCTAAAATAGGTTTATGATTTACAAATCTTTGATGTACTACACCTTTATCTTCATGGGGTATAAATTTATCTGTAACTAAACCTTCTGTTTCAATACTTCTTGTTTTCATCTACCTTGACCTCTGTACTTACCGCCAGTTATTCGTCTTTTAGATTTATTCATCATAGCTTTGCTAGGTCGCCTACCAATACTGGTTTTTTTAAACTTAGCTCTGCTAATATGTTCAATCTTTGCGTAAAGATTACTTTTTTTCTTTTTAGCCACTACGCACTAAGCTCAGTACAATACAAAGTACCATCGCCACTTGTTCTAATAGCTGCCATTTTTTCACCTGGAGAAACTTTTATAATTTCTACTTCTCCTGCTGGTAAATAAGCCATACTTGTTGTAGCAGTAGGTGAACCAGCGAATGTAATATGACAGTTAGTTGTAGAAACGACTCTTACATAATGAGTGCCATCGCCAAAAGCATTACTTACTGCTGCACTTGATGATGCTACTGATATTGTTTGAGTAGTTCCATGTCTTAAACCATAATTTACCATTGTCTTTTCCTTATTTTTTATATTTAACTTTTTTGCCTTTTTTCTTTGCGTAAGCTTTAGCTTTTTTCATTCCTGATTTAGAATATGAAAATTTTCTTTTTCCTACTATTGGCATAATTGTTTTCCTTTAATATTTGGCATTTGGGGGAAGTACCGCTAGGCAAGATCCCCCAAATTCTATAATTATCTTCTGATAACAAATGTAATTACACATTCACAGGCAGTTGAAGAACCACCATCAGTTATCATTTCGATAGAACCACCTTCTTCAACTCTGTTTGCTGCTGTAGGTTCTGCTGTGTCCACATCCCCTGCTGCTGATCCAGATTGAGTAACTGTAATTCCACCACCTGTTACTGCTGTTCCACCTAATTCAAAAGATAGAGCTGCGTTTGCAGATGAGATTGCATTTTTTATACAAGTGAAAATTTTAATTATTTCACCACCATCAGGTACAGGTACAAAAGTTGATCCTGCTGAACTGATGTCAGTAATTTTCGATGTTAAAAAATAATCGTTTAATGTTCTCATTTTTTTTTCCTTTATTTGCTTCGTTCTGCCATTGAATGACTTCAAAGACCAAACAAAATGTTAATTGAATTATAAGGGGATAAATTAATACCCCCTTATAATGTTATTTATTATGATGTTGTTAAATCAAAAACTCCACCAGAAGCTTTTTCATTTCTTGATTCCAGAGTGTACTCTGCAACTAGAAACTGCTTAGCAGCATCACCAGTTTTTGCTAAATCTTCAAGAGCAAAATCTCTCAAGAAAGCAACTGCCCACATATCAGGTGTGATAATGTGAACTGATCTAGCTGGTGAGAATCTGTTTGGAGCTACAGTCAATGCACCGAAATCACTTTCGTACACATCTACTGCTGCAACCAATCTTTTGTTTTCAGCAGGATCCATTCTTGTTGATCCACCTGTAAAACCAGATAGTTTTTGTTTATTGAAAGAACCACATTGGATCATCGTTGGATCTCCACCAGAGTCCCAAACCAGCTTTAACGCTGCTTTTAGTTGAGCCTCTGTGAAAGCTCTTTGTGTTCCATTAGTTCTTGCATTTGAACCATTACCTGTTGGTGAAGCTGGTGATCCTGCTGCTGACATAACATCGTTAGTCGCAATCCAAGATTCAATTCCACCTAGTTCTCTTGCAGTTGTATCATTACCTGCAACAGCAGCATTGTTCGCACATAAAGAAGTTTCCATATCTCTTTTAAGCTCTTTTGAAGCTTTAGAAATTTGGTAAGCTAATTCATTGTTACGACCTGCTCTGTTAGTTGCTTCTAGAGTACCAGAAACGATTACAGATTTTGTACTGATCTGTGTGTAGTTTCCTAGTCTAGTAGTTGCAGTTGGTGCTGAGAAGGAAACTTCATCTCCTTCAATTGCAGCATTTGTACCTGACGCAGCAGCTAAAGCATCTGTTTGCCATTCATGGTTTGTAAAAGCAGCTTTTGCTTTTGCAATTGCAGACATGAAAGGTGTATCAGTCGGACTAATGTTGTAAATTACATTAGACAAATCTTCTCTTTCGCCAACAGCATCATAGGTACTATATGTTCCACTTACTTGTGCCATATATTTGTTCTCCTAAGTTATTGTTGTTTATTGTTTACCATATCCAAAAATATACTGGTTGCATCTTTGATGTTTCCAGTCTTTTTCAGACGACTCAACTTTTCCTTTCGCTTAGTAAGATTTATTTCAGCTTTGTCTTTTTTAACTCCAGAAGAAAAAACTCTGCCAGGTTTAGTAATCTTTTTTGCTAAATTCGGTTTTGAATTTTGCATTTTTCGATACTTCATGGCATCGTTGACCAACATAACTATTCTATGATCATATACTTGTGAAATTTCTTGGTCATTAAAACCATAGTTATTCAAAGTAGTTTTCATAGAAGATGCTAATTGACTAGCTTTTGTAGGATCAGAAAATTCTGGCATTTTTGATGCCAATTGTTTTTTTTGATCGCTTAAAAAACTTTCAAACTGCTTTCTCTGCTCAGATTGCGTTTTTTCCATAGCCTGATTAAGCTTTTCTTGCTTTCTCCTTAATCTATGTTCAATCCTTGCAGCTTCAGTTGGATCTTCTTCGTACAACTTTTCCAAATCAGCAGAATTAATCTCTGTTTGTAATTGTTGTTGAGCTACTGACAGTAACTGATTAGCCTCATTAAGTTTTGAGGAATAGTTTTGTCTTTGCTTTTCAGACTCAGACATAAATTGTTTCTTATCGTAAGAAAGTTCTTCAGTCTTTCGTCTATAGTCGGCATCTCTTGAGTAACCATTTTTTAATTCGTCTAAGGTAACATCTAATTCTTGACCTGCAACTTTTACCTTGTAGGTGGAATCATGTTCTTGTTGAATCTCATTTGTTTGTTCTTGAGATACTTCTTCGGAAGTTTCATCGTTAGATTCTTCTTCCTTTATTTCCTGTTCCTGAGGTTGTTCTTCTGTTGAAGATTCCTCTTGAGTAGGTTCAGGAGAATTTTGTTCTTCCTGTTTTTGTTCAGGGATGTTTGTTGTATCAGTTTTTTTTTCTTCTGCAACTGGATTCAACAAACCTGTAATTGATTTTGCAGCTTTTTGCAAATCAGTTTCAGCTCCCTTTGTTGGGTTGGCTTGATTGTCTGACATTGTTTTTCCTTTTAAGTTAAGCTCCTCTGTTGAGGTTAGCTTATCCTAATCATTTTGATTAGAATTTTTGATTTTTGACACTTTTACGAAAATCTTCTAATTGTTTAGAGGCTAATTTTCCTGTATCTAAAATTTCTTGTAAATGCTGTTCAACTTTACCGACAACATTAAAAGCCAACCAAAGCATTTCTCTAGTTTCTTGCTCTTTTGCACCGGTATTAAATAAACTTTCTGAATAAAGTTTTTTTAAGTTGCTAAAAGCATCTTTTAACAAAGGATTATCTAAAAGTTGTTTAGCTTTGTTCGACTGGCTTAGTTCCTGTTGGAGTTTCGCCTGTTGATCCTTGTTCATATAATTTTCTCACTTGGTCTTGTACCATTTGTGATTGCTTTGCCGCTTCTCTAAAGTCTTTAGTTGATTCTGCAATCAACATTTTGTTTAAATCAGCATCGGCTTTTATTTGTTGTGAATCTATTTGAGTATTGTATTTTAACTCAAGCTCTTTCATTTTAATTTCGTTTTCTAAAAGAATTTCTGCATTATCAGCTTTAATTTTCTTTAATTCTAATTCAAGTTCAGCAATTTTTCGTTTTTCTTCACTTGCAATTCTAGTAAATTCAATTTTTTCTATTG